CCCATCGATTGCGGGTTAGTGGCATCTTTAACTTTAATAAGAGTGCGGGCTTTCACAGTGTCGCCGCTCTCATGCATCATGATTGTCTCAATGAAATCAACAACGCCGCCTTGTTCTGTAATTAAGAAGTCGTTGCGTTGTGCGAATGTAATGCCGAACTCTGCTGCGCTGCCCACGCATTCGATCACATCTTCCAGCGTTGAGAACTTGCTGCGGAAGTGTGGGTTCGATCCGTTCTTGGGGCAGACGGGCTTTGTTTTATGCCAAGCAATTAGAGCTTGTGCCATTGTGCCAGTTGGTTTTGATGTGTTAGTGTTTGTTGTCATTGGATGAATCTCCTTGTCCATGACTAGTGCGAAGCAGGGTGATTTGTTTGAAGCGAGTCACCCTGTTTTTTTAGTTTGTAAACTGCCCATTTCTTTTCGCCATCACCATCGAATGTACGCTCGATGTCGTGGCCTTGGGCGCGAAGGTCATGTATGCGTGAGGCTAGTCTGAAGCAGCCATATCTATTGAGTGCTTCCATTGGTGTGATCATCTTGCCCTCGTTCAAGTGAGCCAAGATAGTTTGTGTTTGATTAGCTAACCGCATTCTGGATCTCCTTTGTTACCATGCGAATAGAACCGTTGGCTGCGCGGCGCATTGCAAAGTCAGCGCAATACATCTCGCGGCAGTTGGATGGCATCATTTCTTTAAGACGCTTCTTAGCTTTCTCATGTGCAGCTGCTTTGTCTTTTGTAATTGTAAAGACCTCTGCGTCTGCCATGAATTGATTGTTGGTTGAAGCATCGATGGCAATCATGCTGTTGATAGGCACGGCGTCCATGCTGGGCAGTACGATGTCAAGGATGCCACGATCAGGCTCCATGTCATCTTTGACGTATGACCAGAACTTGATGATCTCTTGCAGCATGTCGTTTTGATAATGTCCGGCAGCCTCTACGATAGTGTGTTCGCGTGAGCGGTTGCCGAAGATGCAAGAAAACACCATGCGGTTGATCTGAGTTACCATCATGTAGAATTGAAGTTGCGGCATATAGCGTTCCAGCTGCTTGCCCATATTCTGGCGCTCGTTGGTGTGCTTGCATTCAACACCGATAGCACCGTACATGCCATCGAGTGTGGCGCGACATGGTACATATTCGATCTCACGCTCGTGTTGAAACTGGCGTGTGATCTTGACGTTCAACTGTTCTTCAAGTTCTTGGATATGAAACTCTTCGGTGTAGGTGCCAAGGCGCACAGCGAAGATGTCAGATAAATCATCAGGCTCGACACGCCCAGTCTTCTCAAGCCACAGGTCGTGCCACTCACCATTCATGATGCGGTAGCAATCACTGCCACCAATAAATCCCATGCGTTTATGCATATTCGTTCTCCTCTCTCTATATATATAGTGCATTAATGCAGTAGTATCAACCTACTTTGTGCATTTTTGCAGTGTTTCAAGCATGTTTTTACGAGTTCGTATTAGTCTTTCGTAATGCTTGTTGAACTCTGCAAAGGCAGGCCAGAAGGTTTGCTTCTTAGCGATGGTGTCTAGCACCTTTACAAAGATGTCTGCCGGCCAGTCGCGCATCTGGTTGGCGTATAGCTTGCAGCGCATGGCTGCATCTTGTGATGACTCGCCTGATGGCTTGACCATTAGCATCATTGTAGTCAGCAGCGACTTCTCCATGTCCGCTATTGGCATTGCTGACATAGACATTGTAACAGTTTGAATGGCAGCATTGATGTCAGGGGAAATCTTTTTTGAAAAAATAATTTCGAACCCACGATCTACAAAGTAAGGGTCGCCATCAGTTGGGAAACGCCAGTCACCCTTGTCCCTCAGACAGATCCCGTGCTGCGTCAGAGAAGAAAGAACCGCTATGTCTGTTGCTTGCGGTTCGTTTTCTACCAGACGAGCGACCGCCGCTGATCGTTGTGAAGGCGTTAGCATTACTGCACCAGACTCTGTATCGTGCATCCCAGTTGGCTTGGACTCTGCCATCTGCTTCCCAGTAATTTCTAAATTTAACTTGCTCAGTGTCATGATCGATCTCC